CCAAAGGGTATTTTGGCTTCTGGATCCGCGCGGATCAATTCCGACAAGTATTTTTTTAACGTGGCGCTCCGTTTTTTGGTCAATTGGAGAGACGACCCGCTCTTTTCCGTTTCGTGCACACGTACATAGTCGGTTTTCCCGTAATTGGCCAAATTCGACGTTTCTTGCGTGGCCATGATTCGATTGATGGTGACGCGGATTTGGTCAAAGAGTTCGTCGTTCTCTTGACGCCTTTTTACCAAGAGATCGAGAGAAGGAGAAACACCCGGTTGAATGACATTCGTATCGAACGAATGAACCCCGGCGCATTTGTCGAGGATCAAGTGTTGCGACATGGTTCCCATCAACGTCGCGATCCACTGTTCAATACGTTGGTTGGGATCCTGTGTGTCTTCCACCAAATAGGCAGTTATCTCTCGATTCTCCCAGAGACAGACATGGATTTGTTGAATCGAGAGAACGCTTTTGTATAAACGGTACATGGCATCGGGGGCCACTTTTCTAGAAACGATTTGCCGGCCGACGCGTTCCATATCACAAATCTCTCGAATCTGTTTTCGGAAAGCCTCCATTTGGTCGTACGATTCGAGCATGAGCGCCGTCGCCGCGTATTCTTTCTCTAGCCAGATCTCGTCAAACGTGGGGTTCACCAATTGCTGGTAAAATCGTCTCTTGCCCAACGCCGAACAACACTTGTTCAAATGGGCCGCGACTGACCGAAACTGTCCCGATTCCAGGGTTCCGTCATCAATGATGTTCAGCTGTTTCAGCGTATGATTTGCCAAGACCACGTTGGTGGATGCATTGTAAAAGACGGGGAGCTCGATTTTCTTCACCAAGGCGGGGCTATGCTCCTGCAAGAAATGGAGCAAGTAGCAGAAGGCCCGCGTGGCAGTTGGATAGGTATAAAATTCTTGGCAAATATCGTAAGTGTCTTCCTTGTAGAAAACCGAGAGAAGGTGTTGCACATATTTCTGCTCCGCACACCTTGATGCTTGCTCGTCGGCTGAAATACGGATAATATGTACCGACCTACACTTTACACCCCCATATTGGAGGATCAGGTTTGCCTGGGGGTCGTCCAGATCCGAGAGGAAAATGACTTCGCTCGGCGCATGGACGGATACGGCGCGTTCTAGATCATCCAAGGAGGAGGGTGTGATTTCGAAGGCGGTTTCGTATTCGAATATTTCCGATTTCCCCGTGAAAATATTGACGACGGCGAGCCCGCATACCAAAATGCCGCCGTGTTTTTCCGCGCAAATACACATTATATTGTTGGTGGTGGGCAAATCAGAGTCGGCGGAGAGAAAGGTGCCCGGCGAAAAGACATTCGCCTGTTCTCTCACAAACTTGTTGCCGCGTTTGATTTGGTTATAGACCACCACCGTATAACACGCATCCATCATTTTCTGTACGTGTTTGTCTAGTGTATAATCGCGGAATCCGCCCATCAAGACCTGGCCCTTCCCATAGGCCGTCTTTTTTTCCGAAATGGCGAGGCCGCCACACGCTAAACATACCTCTACGATGGGGGAACGCGTGACGGTTCCATCCGGCTCTTTTACGCCGTATATTTCATAAAAGGCGCCCACTTGCATAAATAGGACCGTCTTGGGTCCGTATTTCTCTTGCGATTCGCGCGTGATGCGAAAATATTCGGTGTAAATGGAAGAATCTGGATCCATGGCGAATATTGAGAAGTCGTTAAATAATATAGAGAAGAATGTTTATGTCGATATTTATCCATCATTCAAGTAATTATAGAGCAAGTTCTCTGCGTTATGGTTTTGAATATCTCCGCACATGAGTTTGGCGGATTCGTACATTTTTCGCAAGACATCATTGGGGGTCGTCGATCCGACGCGAATGAGTCCGGTTTTTACAAGGTATTTTCTCACATCTTCGATGGAGGTTTCCTTTAATTTTTGGCAATGGCTCTGGATCTGGTTTCGGATCGTGCGGTTGGAGACGAGAACGGAAACACGCGGATGCACTTTGGATTTCCCGACGCGATAGGTACGGCGCAACGTGCGTTTCTGGGTTTGTTGGAATACCGGACGTTTCGCCTCTCTCATTGCGCGTTTTTCTTCCCGTTTTTTCTGGAAAAACTGGCGTAGTTCGGCGCGGTTTTCGGAAGCAGTCAAGGGGGGCGGATTATTCTTCTGGGTTTGATTTACCCAATTTCGAAACGTGGGCAATTTCCCGCCCTTTAGACACCCATATTGGGGTTTGGCCAGTTGCAAGAGGGGGTCCGAAGAGACGGTCGGCTCGACCATGGTTTCGATCGCGGGCATGGAAAACAAATGGTCGGGGGCAAAGATCTGGACGTTCTCATCGAGAAGCGTGGGGCGTTGTTTGATGGTCTGATTTTTCGGATTGCGAACCACGTTTTCCAAGAAAGCGAGAGATTCTTCAAACGCAGTTTTTGGCTCCGGATCGGTTCGTTGTGGGGGGTCCGGTTTCACAAGACGCTTATAATTGGCCTCTTGTTGGCGACGTATATAATTGAGCATTTTCCGTTTGGTCGTTTTCGTATTATCGACCGAAGAGGGGGTTTTGAATTGAATCGCCTTTTCTGGCCGTTTTTTCCGTGTTTTTTCGCTCCGGTGGAATCGCAAGAAATCGGGGTTGATTTGAATGGTCTTTCTCGATTCGCCCGATGGATTCATGGTATAGTGTTTAGGTGTAAATTGTGTTGCCAGTCGGCAACGTAATTTGGCCGGCAACGTAATTTTGCGGGGAAAATTAGACATACATGGACGAAATAATCTCTCGACGCAGATCTTCCTTCTCCGTCTTTTTCTTGTTTTTCAAAAACATGGCCCGACCCGCCTCCATATCCTCCTTCGTGATTCTCCGATGCATGTCTTTCGACAACCCAAACACCCTTCTGGAATGCGATATTTTCGCATAGAAAAAGAGACGCTCCATATCTCGGCCATAATGCTGGAAATGCGTCTTGTTTTTGTCAAACCAATCGGGGGAGATTGGATCCAATTCCCACCCCGCATCTCTCGCCTTCTTGGCAAAAATATCCTTCAATTCGGTCGGCGTGTACTTGTCGATCGTGAATCGCCAAATGAATCGGCTTTCCAATCCCTGATTGGCACCGAAAAAATGCTTCTCCAGTTCCGCCTCATACCCCGCGACAATGACCATGAGAGAATCTTTATGGTCACTCAATGCTTCGCACAAAGTGTCGATGCATTCTCTCGAGAAACTGTCATTGTCATTCGCATTTCCTAAAGCATAGGCTTCGTCGATAAAGAGCACGCCACCAAGAGATTCCTGGATCACCGTCTTGGTCTTGATGGCCGTTTGGCCTAAATAACCCGCCACCAAGTCGCTCCGAGTAACTTTTTTGAAAATGTTTTTGGAGCTCAAGACACCTATTTTGCTGTACATTTTTCCAATGAGTTTCGCAATCTCGGTTTTCCCTGTACCCGGTGGACCGTAAATGACGGTGTGTTTAAAGTCGGAACAAGTCGATTTCACCGGTTCGGGGGCGGCTTTCGCCAAATCCGCCGAGAGAAGGACAAATCCCTTAATTAAGTCGGCCGTAGAAAGTTTCGACAAATCTTTCGTCATAATTTTGGAAGTTTCTTCCGATTTTTCTACCGGCGTGATGGGAGCAGTTTCGGCAGGAACATCCTTGTGAAAATTCTGGATAAAATACAACAATTGGTCCACTACATTGCATTTTAATTGATGCATTCCAATCATGGCGTTGATTTGGGCGAGTTCTTCGCGGATGGAGGAGAGAAGACGCAGGTCAATATTGTAACGAACGCCGTCTTCATAGGGATGGTCGTCAATGATTTGCAACAAATGAGAGATGTTTTCCACCTTCCCCACTTCAATGTGTTTCTCTATGATGGGCTTGGGTTCTTCTTCTTCTTCATCGGCCGAAATATTCAGTCGAGTAATGGAAGAGATAGGAGTGGAATGGAGAGGAAGGGAATGGATGGAGGAGGAGGACGTACGTGGCGTTTTCCCTACATACGAGCGACTTCCGTAATCCGATCGATTATATTCCAAATGAATCATATTGAATAGGGTGTAGTACTGGTAAAATCCCGTCTCTTGCTTCTGGAAAGAATCGAGGTATTCGACGAATTTTGACGGACAAGAAGATTCCGCCATAGGCGTCTGTTATAGAATCCAGAGATCGAAATTTTACACAGTTTTTTTATCTACCCTTTTTGCGTAAAAATTGAACGAAACATCTCGCTCGAATAGACATCTTACAAAACGATATAAACCTTATTTGCACTACTACATAACCCTTTTATCACCATGTCGCTCGAATTTTCCTCGGAAAAGGTGTTCCCCATCATTGAAAAGTCCATGATTCGCTATGGCGAAAAGTTTACGGTCAAGATCCCCGTTCGTACGCGTGAATCCAATCCCTCGAATGTCGAGGGAGATTCGTACGAGCACATCCAAGAATTCAAAAAACAAATCCAAAAAGAGATGGATGCTGGGAGCAGCGAAGATTCGGGGAAACACGTGCTCGATCATTTGGCGCCTTATACGGAGGAGCCATTTGTGATTTTGGATTCGTATTTCAATTCGCAGCATTTGGAGCGTTTGGTAAGACACCAAATTGAGTCGTACAACCATTTCGTCAATTTCCAAATCTGGCGTACGATCCAAATGTTCAACGAGGGAATCCACATCCGTTCCGACAAACACTATATTCCCGAGCAAGACGTTCATACGCTGGAGACGTCCATCACGTTTGAGAATTTCAAGATGTATCCTCCGCAGATTCATGAGAACAATGGCGCGACCAAAATTATGTTGCCCCAAGAGGCGAAACTCCGGAATTTCACCTATGCGTCGAGCATGACCATCGACGTGCATGTGAAATACACGATTCGCGACGGGGAAAATTTGCAAGTCCCGCGCATCATTGAAAAGACGCTCCCGAAAATCAATATTGGCAAGATGCCCATCATGTTAAAAGCGTCCAACTGTGTCTTGACCCAGAACAAGCATGTGCATTCGATGCATACGGGAGAATGCCCGATGGATTGCGGCGGGTATTTCATCATCAAGGGGTCGGAGAAGACGGTTCTTGGCCAGGAGCGCGCGGCGGAGAATCGGATTTACTGCTTTGATGGCAAGAACACGACGAAATGGTCTTGGTTTGCCGAGATCAAATCCGTGCCCGATTACAAGTGTATCTCGCCCAAACAGGTGGACATGATGATTGCGTCGAAAAACAATGGGTTTGGGCACGGTATTTATGTGACCGTTCCTCGGTTCAAGCACCCCATTGAATTGTTCGTCTTGTATCGGGCATTGGGCGTGATTAGCGACAAGGAGATTTGCGAGTATATTCTGCTCAGCCATCAAGAGACGGAACTGCTCCAGTGTTTGCAGGCGTCCATCATTGACGGGAACAAGTACATGACACAGGAAGATGCACTCAGACACATTGTCAGCATGGTCGCTTTCACCCCCATCAACATGGACAAGGAAACGGGTGCCAAGAAGAAGCGCGAATTTGCGATTGAAGTGCTCCAGACGGATTTCCTGCCGCATTGCAAGACGCTTCCCCAGAAGTTGTATTTGCTCGGTACCATGGCAAAGAAGTTGATTCAGACGAGTCTGGGCTGGATTGCGCCCGACGATCGTGATTCGTATTCGAACAAGCGCATTGAGTTGACGGGGACGTTGTTAAACAACCTTTTCCGGAACTATTTCAACAAGTTAGTGAAGGAGATGCAGAAAAAGGTGTTGAGCGAAATCAATACGGGGTCGTGGCGTACATCGGACGACTATGAAAACATTATCAACATGACGAATATCTACAAAATCATGAAATCGACCACGATTGAAAACGGAATCAATCGCGCGCTTTCTACTGGCGATTTCAGCGTAAAGCAGTCGAACAGTAGCAAAGTGGGTGTAGCGCAAGTACTCAATCGCCTCACCTATTTGGCAACGATGAGCCATTTGCGCCGTATCAATACGCCGGTGGAGAAGAGCGGCGAGTTGATTGAGCCACGCAAATTGCATAATACCACGTGGGGCTTTCTTTGCCCGGCGGAGACGCCGGAAGGTCAGAGTATTGGTATTGTGAAAAACATTAGTTATATGGCACACATTACGATCCCCACCAATAGTTCCTCTTTGTACGAATATGTGGAGCCGATGATTACGCGCGTGGACGACGTGAAACCGGCCGATTTGTACGACAAAGTGAAGGTCTTTGTGAATGGTACTTGGTTGGGTGTAACGGACGACCCGGTTGCCTTGTACGAGGACATGAAAGACAAGAAGTGCCGCGGAATCATCAACATTTACACGTCCGTCATTTTCGATTACAAGCGGATGGAAATCCGGATTTGCAATGACGGCGGACGGTTGACCCGACCCGTTCTGAGGGTAAAGAACGACTGCGTCTTGTTGACCCGTGATATCATTGAGAAGGTGGCGTCGAAGGAATTGTCGTGGAACGATTTGCTCACCAATTGCCGGATCCCAGAATCGGTGATTGAATACGTGGACCCGGAAGAGCAGAATTACGCGATGATTGCCATGCGGTCAAAACACAGCTATTTGCAAGACATGAAAATCACGTATACGCATTGCGAGATTCATCCGTCGACGATATTTGGCGTGTTGGCTTCGTGCATCCCGTTCCCGGAACACAACCAGGCACCGAGGAATACGTACCAGTGCCTGCATCCAGATACACTAGTTTGGATGGGGGATTTGACCCAAAAGCCAATTAAAGACGTTCATGTAGGCGAATCTGTATTTACGTTCGACCCAAAAACGATGAACACATCAATCACTAAGGTTACGAATCAATTTGTACAAGAAAGTAATCATCAAATGTACAAAATAACTACCATAAGCGGAAGACAAATTGTGGCAACCGAAGATCACGAGTTTATGACATCAGATGGATGGAAAACAGTGGAAGACCTGATTTCATGTAGTTCCATTAAAATTGGCATAAATACAAATAATCGTAGCGTATCGATTTCCCAAACTGAGTCAACCAAATGTATATTATCGGTCGATGAGTTTGTTGAAAAAATGCGAATCCTCAACGTAGAAGAAACCAACAATCGAAAGATAAACAAGATATTCAAGTATGTAAATCAATTATCAAGTTCCGGACTATTGCCTCTCATGGAAAACAATCCAAAACTTGCAATCTTATCGAGAATCATTGGATTTGTTAATTCAGACGGCATGTTAAACGTATATGACAAAAATTCCGGCGAACATACGGTGAAAACATTTCAATGTGGAGTGGATTTCGCTACATACGCAGATGCATCAGAGTTTCATTACGATTTATCTTTGTGTGGATTTTACAGTTCCAATAAAATAACGGAAGGTACTCGACAATTTACTCGCAAAGAAGACGGTCGAACGCAAACCAGACATACATATACTATACTTTATTCGGGAGCATTCCCTGCCTTCCTAATAAGTATTGGAGCAATGTTTGGGAAAAAAACTGAAACTGCACGATTGCCAATACCGGATTGGATTGTTTCCAATCTAGAATATAGTCGACAATACTTGAAAGGCCTTCAAGGTGGAGACGGTTGTAAAATTACATGGGATAAACCAACTACTCAATATTACTCTCGGATAAGTATGCATGGAACCACTCAACAGATTCGGCCAGATTTAAAAGAGAGTTTAATTCGTTATATGAATCAGTGTGTTGACATTCTATCTCGTCTTAATATTGAATCGTATACATTCCCGGAAAAATCATATTCTGACAATCGAACCATTTGCGGATTTCAGGTAAGACAATCGGAAGACAACCTAATAAAATATTTCAATTCCGTTGGTTATGCATATTGTGAAAAGAAAACGTTCCATTCATTTAAAACGGTAGAATATTTAAGGTCGAAAATTATTCATAAAACATCCCATTCCACAAAATTCATAAATGCATCTGACTGGGTAGACCGCGAAATGATTGAGAATAATAATTGCATATTTGAATCGATTATGTCAATCACGAAAGAACCTCACGGTCTAGTGTCTTGTATTGAAACCGAAAGTGAGAATCACAGTTTCATTGCAGGAGAAGGATTCCTCAGTCACAATTGCGCCATGTCAAAACAGTCCATCGGGATTTATTCGACCAATTTCGACCAGCGTATGGACAAGACTGCCTACATTCTGGCGTATCCTTCACGCCCCCTAGTCGACACACGCCTCATGAATTTCATCCAGCTCAACAAGATCCCCTCCGGTCAGCAAATCCACGTGGCAATCATGACACATACCGGCTACAATCAAGAGGATAGTGTCTTGATCAACAAGGGGTCGATCGACCGCGGTCTCTTCATGGCCACGATTTACCACACGGAAAAGGACGAAGACAACAACATTGTCCGCGACGAGATTATTCGATGCAAACCGGACAAGCAAAAGACGAAAGGCATCAAGTACGGAAACTACGAGAAACTGAATTCGGACGGGTTTATTCCGGAAAACACCAAGGTAGAAAACCGCGACATTATCATTTCGAAAATCATTCCCATCAAGGGCAACCGCAATGATCCGACGAAAACCGTCAAGTACGAGGACCAGAGCAAGACGTTCCGTACCCACGAAGACACGTATATCGATAAAAACTACACGGGTCGCAATGGGGACGGTTATAATTTCGCGAAAGTCCGTGTGCGGACACTAAGAAAACCGGTGTTGGGAGACAAGTTCTGCGCGCTTCCGACCCAGCAAGTACTCACCGACAAGGGCTGGGTAACCATGCTGGAACTGGACCCCGCGGTCCATAAGGTCTGCACCCTAGACGAAAATGGCCACATGATGTACGAAACACCCAGTGCCAAGTTCGAGTACGACCACGATTCTATCGACGGCGACGATTTGCCTCTTTGTTCGTTCCAAAACAAACAGTTGGAATTCGTCTGTACCCAGAACCACAAGTTGTATGTGGAGAGACGGCGCAAGACATCTACTGGCTATGAATTGATAGAAGCGGGAACCATCATGCGAGAGAAAAAGATGGTCCGGTTCCAAAAGACCATGACCAATGCATACCCCGACCAAGAAACGATCCAAATCGGGGACCAGACGTATAACATGGACGCGTGGTTGCAATTGCTGGGCATGTTTATCAGTGACGGGTGTACACATAAAAACAATTCAAACCTATTTATCACGGCACTTAAAGAAAGGAAAGTTCTCTTCTTGAAAGAAATATTGGATAAATTATCAATTTCGTATAAAATACATGCAGATGGGAACCATGTGATTTCATCGAAAACATATCCAAATGTATATGCAAATTTATCAGCACTTTCCGTTGGCGCATTGAACAAACGCTTGCCCGAATATGTCTGGTCTTTATCCCAGCGCCAATCGAACGTCTTGCTCGACGCCTTATTACAAGGCGATGGACACACCATGGAATACAAGGGCAAATCCGGGTTCAGTCGCTACGGCACAATCAGTGTGCAATTGGCCGACGATATAACACGTCTTGCCCTTCATTGTGGGTTGTCCGGTATTGTCAAGTTGGCCGAAGAACCCACGGGCGTTGCGCGAGTCGGAGTCAGAAATCTAGGGTCGAGAGCCGGACAAGAAGTGTCCATTACCCAAAAACATAATTATTACAAGGTCAGCATCATTCGCGAACAGAACCAGCCGTGGATCTACAAGAAAGACAATGCGTCCAATATCGAATCATTCGTCGACTACAAGGGCAAGGTCTATTGCATCGAGATGCCGACGTCCCATGTCTACTATATGCGCGAAACACAAACCAGTCCTTGTTTGATTATTGGTAACTCATCGCGGCATGGACAGAAAGGGACCTGCGGTAACATCATTCCCGAGTGCGACATGCCGTTCACGAAAGACGGCCTGAAACCGGATATTATTATTAACCCGCATGCGATTCCTTCGCGCATGACGATTGCGCAGCTGAAAGAGACGCTTTTAGGGAAGGTGTTGATTGAGCTGGGGATTTTCGGCGACGGCACGAGTTTCGGCAATTTGGACATCAAGACGATTGCGCAGGAATTGCAGAAGACGGGCTACGAGAGTTACGGGAACGAGATTATGTACGACGGTCTTTCGGGGGAGCAGATGGAGACGGCGATCTTCATTGGTCCGGTGTTTTACCAGCGATTGAAACACATGGTCAATGACAAGCAGCATAGTCGCGCGATTGGTCCGATGGTGAACTTGACGCGTCAGCCAGCAGAAGGGCGATCGAGAGATGGCGGCTTCCGTATTGGCGAGATGGAGCGTGATGTCATGATTGCGCACGGAATGGCGTCGTTTTGCAAGGAGCGTCTGTACGATGTATCGGACAAGTATAGCGCGTATGTGTGTAGGAAATGCGGGATGCTGGCGGCGTACAATGACGGGAAAAAACCGGGGTCGTCGGATTTCACGATCCATCGGTGTTATACATGCGACAACATGACGGATTTTGCCAAGGTGGACATACCGTATGCGTACAAGTTGTTGTCGCAGGAATTGCAGACGATCAATGTGGTGCCGAGATTGATGGTGGAATAATATGAGGTAAGAAGAGATAAAACTAATTATATGTGGAACGTATATACCACCATGCAACTACAGCATTATAAAGATATTGCATCCCTTGGCATTTGCACCGTATCTCTGATTGCATGTATTTTACACCATTACCAAAAAGCCGCTGAACTATTTCGTACATTTCCGTTATGTATGGGTGTCTATTTTATCGGAGATTTAGCAGTGAACCGAATCGTCCAATATCGTATACACCATATTGCATCCGTCGGTATTATATTCTACACTTATTATTACCAAGTCGACGCGAAAGAGGTCGAGACCATTATTTATCATTTTATAAAGACGGAATTATCCACGTTTTTTCTCTTGTTTCGGAACTACTTGCCAAAAGGTACATATGTGTATCATCTAAACAATTACGTATTTTATGCGACGTTTACCAAAGTACGGATTGTCGATTTATACATTAACATTATTCAGCCCAATTCGCAAATATATACGTCTATCCAAAACTATACCCCGGATAATTATGTTGGAACCAGTATATTGCTTGCAAGTTGCTATATATTGTATGCACTGAACTGGTATTGGTTTTGTATCATGAATCGACACCTATATGTTCAGTTAAAGGGAATTATGGAATAGGATCGCAAGTATTATGGAATGCACATGGAATAGGATTACAAGTATTATGGAATGAACAAGGAATAGGATTACAAGTATTATGGAATGCACATGGAATAGGATCGCAAGTATTATGGAATGAACATGGAATAGGATCGCAAGTATTATGGAATGAACATGGAATAGGATCGCAAGTATTATGGAATGCACATGGAATAGGATCGCAAGTATTATGGAATGCACATGGAATAGGATTACAAATATTATAGAATGAATAATATTTGTAAGAAACCCCTGATATCTTACGGGGCTATTTACGATTGTACCAATCTCTCCAAAAACCCCTGTGGGTTCTCGTAATTCGACACATACATATTCACGATTTCCGCAGGAGAGTATTTTTTATCGTGGATCTTATCCAATATCTCTTCGGGCAACGTCTCCCCGTAATAATACGAATACATGTCTCCCACCGTTTCCCTCGATGCATTGTCCAATTTCATCGTGATATCAATCCGTCCTGGTCTCACCAAGGCCGAGTCCAATTTCTCGTAGTAGTTCGACGAAATCACCATGATTCTCCCCGAATTCTCGCGAATCCCGTCCCACATGTTCAGAATATCGTCCAACGTCAAATTGTCCGATCCCGCATGCGGATTCAACACCGTTGGTTTCATGTACCCGTCCTCGTCATCGTCTCTCGACGACTTTTTCAGCAAACCGCGCACTTCGTTCATAATATCCGTTCGCAAATCCCCTCCCACCCCTTGGTCGGAATTCTGTGTTTTGATCGCGGCGGGTTCACGCTGCAAGACCACTTTCCCCGCACAATCAATGTCTTCCAACACAATAATCTTTTGCCCAAACCCAATCTTATCCGTGTTCTTCTCCCCGTACTTTTCCTCGTAAAAAAAGTCGTACAATTGTGTCTTGGTCTTGATCAACTTGAGAGACAACACCACCACATGTCTACCCGTATGCGAAGCGAGCGCCTTGATGAAACTCGTCTTTCCCGTTCCTGGTGGACCACATAGACCAATTCCCAGCGTATAGGGGATCCCATAGCGATCATACCATGCCTTGTTCTGCAAAAAGAAATCAATCTTTTTCAAGACTTCCTTCTTGCCCTCAAAGAAAATATTCTGGAACGTCTTGGCCGAATCGTGCAAACTCTCTTGCCAGCAATCATACCGGTCATCTTCCCTGTCCGATATGGCTTTCGCCAAAGTATACACATACAACTTATCGCGCCGGCTATTCTCAATCTTTTTCACATACTCGCGCCGGATGGTTTCCAAGAACTCGCGGATTTCCGTCACTTTCGACAGGTAAGAAAACAGCTGGATGGTATATTTCACCATACGCGCATTCATTTTGGCGTCTTGTTGCACGTCCGTGTTTTCCGTTATCAAACAGTAAATATCGCGCGCCTTATCCAAGAGGAAGGGCGTCGTTTGAAACACCGAAAAAGCCGTCTTGGTTTCGGTAATACTGGGTTTCTCCCCATACTCATCGTTCTTTCCTGTGCCAAGACTCAAAAGAGTAAACTCTTTCAGTTCTCTCACATCTTGGAGCCCGTCAATGTTATCCACCACGTATTGCAAGATTGATTTGAAATGCTCGGAAAACATGCTGACCACATTCACTAATTTCGTGTTGTATACACTAATGGCAGTGGACTGTTTTCCCTCCAACTTGACCACGTGTTTTTTCGACCAGATTGATTTCCAGCTGAATTTGAGAAACACAAACATTTTCCGGTTTTCCACGACATTTTCGTACACCACTGCCCCCAATAAAAACAAGAGTCCAAACACCATCATTTCCTTGGGCGGCAACGACTGGCTATGAATATTCTGGATAAGCGAGAGGCGGATATGATCCACCAAAAGAGTTTTCAATGTATTCACGAAATCCGACATGATTGCATATTGTAGTTGGTGTATTTTACACCCATGTATTTATGTCACTTTCGTAAATACAGACCGACATAATTTACATATAGACCATATACATGAGCACCGAAATTGATGATCTAAGATCCGCGGCACAGTTCAAAGACACCACTTTTTCCGGGTTCAAAAAGACGGAAGTACGCAAACAAATGCTGGAAAACATGATCAAGGGGCGTATCGAGCACGCATGTTATTGGTGCGCCGAGCTCATTTGCGCAGGCCAGTTCCTCGACGCCTGGGAAAACATTTTCCATTTCTTGGGAAAACATGTCCATTTAGGTAATCCGAAAATGGCCATTTACGTCGAGATGCGTTACGCCGTGTTCCGCAATATCATGGGGCAAGGACTCTATACGTCGGAAATCCAGGTGAGAAACAAGCCCGAGATACGCCGCCTCTTTGCCGAAGTCATTTGCAATCTGACTCTTTCCCCCCGAAAACCGAGTTTCGAGCCCGTCAAGATAAAGCGCGCGGAAGAGTTCGACATGACACAAATGCGCGAGAGATTGAAGGCGACTTCCACCGAGTTTGGATCGCCCCTTTTCCTGGAAAAAGACCCCCAAGAATTATTCGTCGCCATCAACGAGTTCGCCTATTCTCTCTCCATCAAAAACATGAGTATGTGTTGCTATTGGATCGAATGGATGATTGAGTTCGAAATGGCGTGCAAAAGCCGGAAACAGCCGACAAGGTGTGTGTCCCGCGATTATCCCGTCGAAAACCGGTTTCGGCAAGACCCCATCTGGCTCGTGTGGGACGCGATTTTCAAGGCATGCCCGTCGACCGAATCCTTTACTCGGAAAGTCATGCAGTCCATTCTCTCGATTTTCTGTAGCAAATACACCACCGCCACTTCGAAAAAACGGCGTTATCTCTTGTACATGGCCGTAGAAATGTTGACGGAACCCGTACAAACCTCGACCGAAATTGTCGCCAACAAAGAGATGTTGTCCAGCGTCGTCTCTCAAATCGACCATGTCTACAAACAGGTGAAAAAGAACGAGCAAGGAACCAAGACCGACTACTTGTTTGGAAAAACCGAACAAGAAGCAAATTTCCAACGCACTGTGCAAAAACTCAACATGATGGACTCGATGGAACGAGTCTGATATCCATGGGATGATCCGTTCTCGCCGGGGATAAAAACACATTCCCTTGAATAAAATTGTTGTATGGAACGCCATGATCCATACACCAATTCATACATTTGATGAGGTTTTGCCGCATCAATTGATCGGATTTGTAGGTTTTCAAGTTATATACCATGGATATGGTGTAGTAAATATTCTCCATTTGCTGCTGTCCAAATACCGAGTTGGAATCCTCGATTTTCGACACAAACAGCCGCGGAATGGGGCAGTTCAAACATCTCGCCATGTAATTGGAGCAGTTCGCCATGTCCACAAACGTGTCTCTCACTTTTTGCAAAAAGTCGCGGTTGGAAGCATGCCGAAATCCCTTGCATACCACATACTTTTCCGAATTCCCGATCCGGCTTGTGTGCAATTTTGTCACATACACTTCCGAATAAAAGGCGGACAATACATACAAAAAATCAATGGTATGCCGGTAAAAACTGTCGAAAATTTTCAAGACAAAATGCCCCCCCTTCTTTTGCAATGCCAAGGCATAACATATTTGTCCCCATAACAATTTGGCAATACTCTGCTCCTGCTTGTTGAAATTCTTGGAAAAATCAAACCCGCCATCGGCCGTAATCAAATTCATGGACGACCCATACTTCTTGCAACAATGGTCGAAATTGTCCAGATGCAAGAGATTTCCCGTGCCATCTTCCCCCGTTTCAATGTGAATGTTCGGGTGGGAGTGCAAGAAATACTCGCTCTTTTTCCAGGCGGGGACATTGTCGTCCGTCTCGTCTTCCAGAATCGTCATGCCATAATAGACATCTCGCGGATTCATTCGACTGTTACAAACGGCTTCGATGAATCCCCCCGGTCCCTCCGCCAAATGAAACGTCGTGATGGGCGCGACTTCTTGGTGAATCAATTTGAATTCTTGCATGATTTCAATCATTTTAAAATACGAGCGAGAGATGGGTTTGTATTTGGAAACCGACTTTTTCTTGAAAGGTACTACCGTGTGGATGTATTCATACGGATTGGTGTATTTCTTGTAAATGTCCCATTCCTTTTCTCTCGACGCAATCAATTCCTTGATTTCGCCTAAATATTTACAGAGACTCGACGAGATCGATTCACTGGGGGGTGTCTCTGACGACTGATACGACAAAAACGTATATATGTCTGGATTTACATGAGGAAGTAAAAAATTCATGTTAATTTGCGCTACTACTTACCTGGCAAAACGTTTATATCATTTCCAAGTCCTTGATCTTCCAATATTCCGACCCCCCATTATTGAGAGGCCGACGCAGAATAAAGGGGATTTTTTTCTGCTCCAATTCGGCCAAGGCAATCAGATACCCGTCTATGATGGCCGGGTTGGTTTCCGTAAACGGTTTGGCGCCCCCATTGATTTGTTTCGCCCGTTCCCCCAAAACACGTGTTCTCTCGTATTTGGTCAAGAAGGGAAGCGTTCGATGCAAGGGGTCTATAATGATGCCGCGCGCATCTCGTGTCACTTGACTAAGTGCCTCCACCTCGGCGTAATTATGCACCAAAATTTCGGGGTGGTGTGTGGCAATCAATTGTTCCTTCACTTGTTGGTCGAATCGGTGCGTGTATTTGGCGCCGTCTTCGTCGTCCTCTTCATCGTCCTCTTCGTCCGAATAATCGCTCAAATGCAATTCGTCTACGCTATTTGTATCCTCCGGCTGCTGCTTCTTTTTCGCCGTCTTTTTTGTAAGGGGGGGATCCAACGGCTCGTTCTCTCCATCTACGGGCTCGTTCTCCATATCGTCGAGATCGTCATCGTCAAGATCGTCATCGTCCGACAAAGGTACATCAGACCCCTCTTCCGATTCGGCTTCCGATTCGCTGCCCGATGCTTCTTCGTCATCCGACGCCTTTTCCGTCTTTTTCTTTTTTGCAATCACGGCTTTCTTGGGGAATTCGTCTTCCGTTTCCGAAGAACTCGGGTATTCTTGTTCTGAATCAGACATGGTGTATATAATGGTTTGCGATACTTTCTAAATAGGTTTGTAGCAAAGTCTTGAATCAATTTTCCCTCCAAACGAATAAAAAATACATAGATTGGGGGGATTTTCTTTACCTGTTAGACTCCTTTTCGGTCGTCCGTCTTCCATATCTTGTCGCATTCCACACAAATATACAAATACTTCATGTTCTCTTCGTCGTATCTCATGTAAATGATTTCGGACGGTTTTTCGGCAGGTTCGGTATTCGTTTTGCATCCCAAGTTGGGGCACTTCATGTTGTAAATCCTCGGCAAGGTGGGGTCCAATTTCGTATACCGGTTGATGATATGGTTAAACTGCTGTTCTCCGCGCTTCAATTGGGTGTTGAGTATACACGCCCCCTCCATGTGTTTATCCACGAATTTGCAATTCCGACAATAATACGTGAGAGAATTGGCGTCCGTCTCCGAGAGACTCATGTATAACATATTCGAGCAATGTTCGCAAAACCTCATTTTCAACTTCTATAGATGGTATGCCCATTTATATTTATGCTATTTTGGGGTTCAATTTTCTAAGAAAATTGAACCGGGATTCCTAGAATTGGATGAAACCAGTTAAAAGTACATCTCCTTATATATTAGAATTTCAATCCAATGAGTAAAACGTATTCCAACCTGTCTGCGTTCATTCAATCGCACTATCGAGAGAAAGACTCGACTTTGCCACAAACCAATACACGTATTCGCGACGACAAATATGGTGTAAAGGGAGGATCGTATTCCATCCAAGAGGAAGAGTATCCCCAGTTCTTGGAATTGTATGGGAAAGACATTGTCATGAAGGGCGAATCCGAATATCTGACTGAGCTTCAATTGCCGAGCGACGGGCCGATTCTCATCGATTTGGACCTCCACTACCCCTACGAATGCGAAACCCGTCATTATACGAAAGATCATCTCGATGATTTTGTAGGCGCTTGTTTAGAAAAAGTAAAGACCATGTATCAGTTTGATGCCGAAACGAAATTCCGTGTATTCTTGCTGGAAAAAGACGCCATCAATCGCGTCCAAGAAAAAAACATTACGAAAGACGGGATTCACATCGTCGTTGGGATCAGTGTAGAGAGAAAGGTGCAGATCTTGTTGCGCCAAAAAATGCTCGAGGTCCTCCCCGAAATGTGGGGATCTAGCTTGCCCGTCATCAACAAGTGGGAAGACGTCTATGATAATTCCATCACGACGGGGCAGACGGGCTGGCAATTGTACGGGTCTAGAAAACCGGGCCACGAGCCCTATAAACTGACCTATATCTACGAGGTCGGCTACGACCCCGATGACCAAGAACTCATTATCGATTGCAAGCCGGCGCCGGCGAACAAACTCGCACTTTTGCCCGAATTGTCTGCGCGTTACAAGAAACACCCGCGTTTCTTCTACAAGACGAGTTTTATCAAGGAACTCGAAGCCATCGCCGACCCGTCTCCCAGAAAACAGGTCATTCGCGGGGCGACCCCCCGGACGCCCGGTCAAAACACGCCCAATTATTTGCACATAAAAAACGCGGAAGATTTGAAGAATGCCGTCGACGAATTTTACGCTAGTCTGAAAGAATCCGAGTACGAGTTGCTGGAAACCTGCGAGTACACCATGGCGTTGCCCGCGTCCTATTACGAAACGGGGTCTTACGCAAAGTGGATCCGAGTCGGCATGGCTCTCAGTAATACGGACGCACGACTCTTCATCGTATGGCTCGATTTCAGCGCAAAATCGTCCACGTTTTCCTTTTCCAGCATTAGCGACTTGTATGAAAAATGGCAAAACTTTCTCGGCTACAACCGGCAACAGGGTCTTTCCGATCGCTCGATTGCCTATTGGTGCAGATCCGAATGCAACGCCCTCTACCGGGAAATCCGGCTAAAAAGTACGAATTCCAAACTAAATTACGTGATTGGGAATTGCGACGACATTGACCTGGAGGCGAAAGTGGACCGCAAGGGAACGACCGATTACGATATCGCAACCATTCTACACCACATGCATCGCGACATGTACAAGTGTGTTTCCATCACCAACAATATTTGGTATCGCTACGAAGAACCCAACTGGGTCTTGGTGGATTCGGGAACTACGCTACGAAAATCGATTTCGACCGAGTTGCGCGCCATTTATACCTCCTTGGCAAATAAATGCATGGAAAAACAGATGGCGTTGGCCACCGAAAAAGACGACACGTTCAAATTCAAGAAACAGCAGAAACAGACGGAAAAAGTTCTGGGTGTTTGCGCACGTTTGGGTTCGACGAACGACAAGAAAAACATCATGGTGGAAGCGAAAGAGCTCTTTTACGACGACAAGTTTGTGGAGAAATTGGATTCGAACCCGCATTTGCTGTGTTTCAAGAACGGCGTGGTCGATTTCAAAGAGAAGCGTTTCCGTCGCGCGTATCCCGAGGATTACCTGACCAAATGCACCAACACGAACTACCGACCCACCGACTCCGTCCAGGATGCCGTCGTGATGAAAGAAATCACCGATTTCATGCACCAACTGTTCCCGGAGAAAGACGTGCATGATTACATGTGGGAACATTTGGCCTCGACCCTCATTGGTGTCTTGCCCAACCAGACGTGGAACATGTACATTGGCGATGGTCAGAACGGCAAATCGATGCTCGTCGAAATCATGGAACACATCTTGGGCAACTACAAGGGAACGGTCGCAACCAATTTGATCACCGATCGCCGCACCAAAATCGGCGGCGCTTGCCCCGAAATCATTGGACTCAAAGGCCTCCGTTATGCGGTCATGCAAGAGACCCAGAAGGGCGATCGTGTGAACGAGGGTGTCATGAAACAGCTGACTAGCGGGATGGATACGATTGAAGGCCGTGGGCTATACATGCCGAAAGTGGAGGTGTTTTACCCCCAGTTCAAGATGGTCCTCTGTTCCAACTACTTGATGGATATCAAATCGAACGACCACGGTACATGGCGCCGTATTCGCGTCGTCCCATTCAAGTCGCTCTTTACCGACAACCCAGTGAACGATGACCCGGAGAAACCCTACCAATTCAAGATTGACCACGGATTGAGAGATAAATGCAAGGGATGGACCGAAGTCTTTACTTCCATGTTGGTCGATATTGCCTTCCAAACCCAGGGATTCGTGAAGGACTGCGACGCGGTATTGGCGGCATCCAACGCGTATCGCCAGAGCCAGGATTACATTGCGGAATTCATTAGCGACCGCATGGTGGCTGACCCACAGGGATCCCTCACCAAGACGGAATTGAGCGTCGAGTTCAAGTCTTGGTACGAGACTACTTATGGCCGCGGATCGCCCAACATCAAGGAAGTCCAGGCACACATGGACAAGAAATACAAGAAATGTACGAAGCGCAAGGTATGGTTAGGCGTCCGGATTTCCTACGATATGCATTCCGCACAAATCGAGGAACCAGACGAAATTTATATGGAAAACACATAAAGAGTACACGGGTATTTTTTTATTCGATATCCATGTCGCGTGTTGCATTGATTACGGGGATCACGGGGCAAGACGGGTCTTATTTGGCCGAATTATTGCTGGAAAAAGGGTACGAGGTATGGGGCATCATTCGCCGATCTTCCGTGATGAATACTTCGCGTATAGATGCCGTATTTGATCGTTTGGTTTTGCGGTACGGAGATTTGACGGAAAACGGGTCGTTGTCCAACGTTTTATCGGAGATTGGTCAAAAGCGCGTCGGCGACCAATTGGAGAGATTGGAAGTGTATAACTTGGCCGCCATGAGTCATGTGAAGATTTCGTTTGATATGCCCGAGTACACGGGACAAGTCGATGCGCTCGGCACCTTGCGTGTCCTTGAATCCATCCGTGTATGCGAGATTCCCAAGGAGAAGATCCGGTTTTACCAAGCGTCCACGTCGGAGCTCTACGGCAAAGTGCAAGAGGTGCCTCAAACCGAGACGACGCCTTTTTATCCGCGTTCGCCTTATGGCGTGGCCAAATTATACGCCTATTGGATCACGAAAAACTACCGGGAATCATACGGGATCTTTGCCTGCTCCGGCATACTCTTTAACCACGAGAGCCCCCGCCGAGGCCACAATTTCGTCACACGGAAAATAACGATTGCGCTAGGGAACATACTCCGAGGCAAACAAGACCGCTTGGTATTGGGGAATTTAGATGCGTTGAGAGATTGGGGGCATGCGAAAGACTATTGCGAGGGGATGTGGCGGATTCTGCAACACGATACCCCGGAAGACTATGTCTTGTCAACGAACGAGTACCATAGTGTGAGGGATTTTGTGGAGCGCGCATTTTGGTTGAAAGGGATCGAGATTCAGTGGAAGGGCAAGGGGCTTGACGAAGTCGGGTACGATGTAAAAACGGGAAAGGAATGGGTCTTTGTATCGCCCAAATATTTTCGTCCGGCGGAAGTGGAAGAATTGCTAGGGGACAGTCGTCGCGCGAGAGAGGAACTTGGATGGACCCCCAAGTATACGTTTGACGAATTGGTCAAGGAAATGGTAGAGGCGGATTGTGATTAGACTAACGCAAAATATAAATAGGACGATCCTATTTATTTGCATTACCATGCAAATGTCAATCATTTACATGAAGTGAATAACGGCGTAAATCACCCGAAGGATTTTATTCACCCGTAACTTTCTAGAATCGGTTGAATGAACAGTGGGTTCGATTCGCTGCATGGATGGCAATAAAAATATTATTTACTGAATAATATTTGTAAAGACTGAACGAAACGCCTGTAACTACTCGGATGATTTACGCCATTACGGACTTACTTGTATAAATGTGCAAAGGTGTAAAAATGAATATTATCTTAGTACACATATTTCAAACGGTATAATATAGTTGCAAATTAATGGTCAAACATAATCGAGACAAACAATATTATTGGTTTTTAGCATCTTTTTCGGTTTTATCTTTTGTTGCGCTGTTTTTAGTTAGTCAATTTTCCATTCATTATTCGGTGCATGACGCACTGTATTCTTCTGTTGTGATTTCATTGATAGGGTGTATAGTGATTATGGCAATGGAACCACGTGGGTTTTATAACATGTATATAGAAACCGCAATTCGTATCGTTGAACGTATTGGACTCCGGACCATACTACCCTACATCAACCTAACGTCATTCAATATAGCGGCTTTGTTATTTCATGTCATTCCCGTCGTTGCGTTTTACGGGGTTTATTATCTGGGCGATCCGTTGATATGGATGATCCTATACTTGGTATTGTTTGGACCCTATTTAGATAAAATATACCCAATTCGGCAAATGCAGTTTATTGGTTTAGGTCTCATACTCATACTAGGGTTGTATGTTTATCGATTGTTATCGCGGGTTTCTAACCGAGAATCGTTCCCGGAATACGATAATTCTGAAATAGTCAGCAGTCTGAATCGAGAGAAGAGTGGGGCTGGATTTTATTGTCGTATATTTTATATATTTAACCATTATTTATACTGCAAAATTCATAAAATCAATTTTTCAATTGATTCTTACAATTGGATATTTTCTTCGGAAAACGGATGGACAGATTATTTTGAAGATATTCGATTGCAGTATTATGAAACGGATAAACGTATTGACAAGCATTTACATGAGACCTTGGATGATTATACATTGAAAGAATACCGCGACATTATACCAGAAGTATATCGATATAACAATAAAACCAAAAAACAAATTGAAAATACAAGAAATCGGTTTGAATTAACTGATGGAAATTATGACTCTATTTTTATTCGGAGAGGAGATAAATTAGGAGCAGAGAGCAAATTTATTCCCGAACAAAGATATTTAGATTTGATACTGGTAAAAAACCCCAATTGTAAAACCATTTTTTTACAAACCGATGATTATAATTGTTATTTGGAATTAAAACGTATCATCGATGAACAAAAATTGGATATACGTATAATTACTTTGTGTGATAAAACGAGTGTGGGTGTAATTGTGAACAATTCGGAAAAAATAACCTTGAATGAATCAGCTAAAACAAATGAAAATAACAAACAATATTTATCTACCATAATTGATCGTTTGAATGATACAAAAGCAGTCGCCGACATGAATGGCGAAGAAATTTATAAACATGTGATTGATATGGTTGTTGGTGTAGATATTGTATGTCATTCAAACATTTGCGTGTTAGATTACCAATCAAACGTGTCTCGATTTATAAAATTATATCATGTAAGGCCTGAACACGTATATGAAATAAATACTCCCGACGGCGATATAGACTATGATAAAAAGGTCAATCCGGCTTATGGGTTTTGAACGGCGAATACAATTGATTATTCGTATTATTGATTATTATGGTGTATTATATATTATCATTCATATCATTATATAATGAAACCAAACAGACAAATTATCATTTTGTTATTATTGGTCATTTGTATTAAGGTAAGTACAAAATGGTTGGGCGTTACGTTTTCGCAAGGGCCGAGAGACGTGTATGTCCCTGAGCAATTCAATTTGTAAGTTACTATAATAAAGTATTTTCGGTTTTTTTGAGGATAGTGAGTCCGTTATTGTTTATGTATTTATCGACAAGTGTCCATTCGGGGTTCGATTCTAAAAATTCGCTGATGGCTCTTCCCAGTCCAACTATAACTTCCTCACGGGTAAAATCATA